GACTCGAAAAATGATAATCAATTATCTGAAAATGCCGACTTTCCTTATCATACGGTTCGTGCATTTAGAGTCAGATTTGGAGAACAAAATCAATCAATGTTTACTAACATTAAAATTGATAGTAAAGAATATCCAGAAACAAATGAATCTATACAAATCCTTTCAAGATTAGCTGGCGACAATAAAGAACATGCAATACCGAAAGGACAAAACTTGTATAATTTATATGAAAACAGGTCATATAAAGCAACAGTAACGGGGTTGGGTAATATGATGATACAGCCAACACAATATTTTCAATTAGAAAACATACCATTATTCAATGGTGCATATATCATATTGAGTGTCGAGCATGATATTTCTGCAAATAAAATGACAACATCGTTTTCAGGCACAAAAATTTTAAAATATCCCATCCCAAGAGTTACACAACCATTGGCATTTATGGGTTATGATGGTGGCGAATCAAGAACAACCAACATACAAGAAATGTCAGGTGGTCAACTTGTTGCTGCAGCAAGTGTTGTTGATAATGAACAAAAAGCACAATTTAATTCAATGTATAATTTTAAAATCCAATAACAATGGCATATAAACAATTAACTGAAAAAGGCAAAAGTTTTGTTAGAAATTATTGTGCAAACAGTAAAAAATCATTACTTTCAGGTAAAAGTGCGCAAAAATATAACGATGTCACTTCAAAATATTATAATCCAGATGGTGTGCTACCATTTTGTGACCCACCAACATCACCAAGTAAAATTTGGACTGCCAACATAAGAAATTCTTCAGGTAATTTAATATCAACAAATCAAGAATTTGGTGAACTACTAATATTGTGGTATGATAAATATGGTAAAATATACGAAATGGATGCAAATGTTTTATTGGCACAAGCATTTCAAGAATCGGGATATTTTGCATGGAACTATCCATTAACCAGCACAGCATCCGGTCTTTGCCAATTTGTGAGTGAAGCGGTTTTTGATATAATAATAACAAATAAACATTCAAATATAACTCCACTGTTTACATCATCTGAAATAGATAAAATCACATTAAATGTTATTGGCAATAAATTTAATTTTGATACATATAACGTTGGTAATATACGGGGTAAGAAAAATAGACCGATAATGCATCAAAATATTATTGACAATACTGAAATAATGATTAAAGCACAGTTTAGATACATGAAATATATCGCCACCAAATGTGATGGATTGGCAAGTAGTACATTATTCGGATATAGTAGAGGACCGGCACTCGTTAATCCATCATATGTTGTTTCAATGGATAATGCAGCAAAAAAGCCAGATGTGGGTGGAAAACCATACGAAGATGAAGGAATTGATTATGTATATAGAATATTTAAAAATCTATATACTAATTTTGGTTATGGATTTTTGGAAATGGGAACAACTCCAGACCCTAAATTTGATAAGTTTAATACAACACTCGGTTAAAGAAGTTCTTTTTTCAATTCATAGAGACTTATGATATCATCATCAACTTTTTGTCGATTATACGCCATTTCTTTAATTTTTTGAATAGCTTTTGCGATATTATCTTTTGTCATGTCTTTGTTTAAACCTTCTAATATTAACAGCGTATCGTTTTTAAAGGTTTCGAGCAAATCTTCTTTTTCTTTATCGTTTGAGTTAATTAATTTTTGAAGCAAATTCTTATCGTCTTCATTTAAAGATTCGTATTTCTCATTGAATTTATTTACTGCAATTTCAATAACCTCTTCATTTATCATGTTCAAATCAGCGTCTTCATTAACAATATTTCTTGATGATTTTACATGATTTAAAACAACTGTAAATGATTCGTGAATTGCATCAACATCAATTTTACTATTATCATTTAACGACTCAGTGATTAAACGGTCAATAGCTGAATATAACTCAACTCTTTTATCACCAATAGAAAGTTGAGTTTCAGAAACAAACGGTAATAATTTTTCACGTTCTTTGTCAATTTCTTGAATGGTGTAGACTTCAAATAATTTGATGTTGCTGTCAATGTAGCGAGTAGCAGCCAAATCATCTTCAATGTGTTTGTTTTCAAGATTGTTAAAAACATTGAATTCAAGCTGCAATATCGGTGAATTTTTCACGACACTGAAAAAATCCTGTGTTGCTTTCTTTGATTCCTCAATTAAAGTATTACTAAAATAAGAATCTTTTAATTTGTTTGAAATCATCAAATTAACTATTCCTATATTCATGTTTTTCATATGACTTGGCTCAATTTAATATAAATACTCTAAATAATTATAAACGTTCTTGTTGTCACATTTCCCAATTCAGAATTATTTATCTTCTAAATCAAGATTTTCAATTTCTTCAAAGTCAACATCCACTCCGGTATCAATAGCACCATGCTGTGTGTTAATGCTTTCACCTACGTTAAGTAAAGTATCGATTTCATTAACCATCTCTAACGCTTTCTTATTCTGATTTTCAACGATTGCGTTATTTTCATTAATTACTTTCTTATGCTTTGCTGATTTTTTACGTTCGGGTTCTGCAGTTTCACCGCCAACCAATTTTTCAACGAGCTTGTTAAATTCATTAACACTCATTCTTCCTTTACCTTCAGCTAAAGGTGGTGCTCCACCAACAGGTGGTGCTGCTGCTTCAGGTGGCATACCGCCACCCATTTCTGGTGCTCCACCAGCAGGTGCTCCACCAACAGGTGGCATACCGCCACCAGCAGGTGCTCCACCGCCAGCAGGTGGCATTTCTCCACCCGGAGTAGTTGCACCCGTTTCAGCACCAATTGGCATTCCTTCAACTGGCTCACCATATCTTGCATCAATATCTGCAAATAAGCCAGTTTTCTTAATATTAACTGGAGAGTCTTGAAGTTCTTGCATGATGACTTTTTCCATTTTTTGTTGTTTCAAGTCATCAATAATTTCCTTATCACTCATATTCCACAACTTCCTCTTAGCATTGGTGTGTGACATTGCAGCAATACCACCTTCACCACGTGTTAATTCAGTATATGTTTGTGCTTTATCACGCATTAATTCAGACTTCATTTGTTCTGCCTGAAGCGAAGGATTGGTAAGCGTTAATTGGAAATTATTTAAATCATCACCAGTGTAACCCAATAAATATAAATGTATCATTGCCATTTTATTGAGTTCCTGAATTATTGCCTGTTGAATACGATTTACTTTTTTTGCAAAGCGGATGTCATATTGAGCCATATTTTTTCCCGCACCTGCAGCATCTTGGAATGATAAGAAAGGTTTCGGTATCCCAAGACCAGTAAATAAATTATCACGAAGGTATTCAATGTCATGTATTTGGTCAAGATTTTGTGCACCCGGAAGTGTTTCAATTCCTGTTTGAGTATTTGCATTTCTTACTGGTAAGAAATAATCTTCATCATTGCCAAGAATATTGAAGCGATAATCAATTTGACCATCGTTTGGTGAAACCTGTGCAATCTTTTTAAATTTGGTAGCAACCTTATAGATATAATCTTCAATATCGTCTTCATCAATATTTCCAACGTCAATTTTGAAAACTTTCTTCTCACCAGCACGAATAATACGATAGGTTAACATTGCATCTTCAGCCATTACAAGCTGACGAAAAACTCTACGTACTTTATTAAGTACTGATGAACCATATGGTAAATATTTATCATCACCAAGAAGCCTGAAATGAGCAATTTCAAAAACATTAAATTCATCACCAGTCATTCTTTCTCTAAATCTGACTGTTGGTTTACCATTTTGTATTCTTTCGAAACGTTCAATTTCATAATTCACTAATTGTTTTACGTGAGTAACACCTTTTTTACGTTCACCATAAAGCAACACAAAATTATCACCATATTTTACAGTATTTCTTACCCAAAACGGTAAGTTTACATTTACGTTAACAGTATCATAGAAAAATTCTTCCAACATAGTTTTAATTCTTTCTTTGTTGGAATATATGTTGAGCATTTTACCATTAAAGCCAATGGTTGTTGCTTCTTCCATAAATAAATCCAATGCACTTGAAATAATTGGATAGTATTCCATACCCTCATAATCAATATATGCCGGAAGTCTGGCTGCTTCATATTGTAGTGCTTTCTGGAAACCTCTATCAGTGGTTCTGAAAAATTTATTTTGAAGGTCTTTTTTTTGTTGTAACTCCAATCCCTTCCTCATTACTTCATCAGGACTACTACCTTTAATAATAACCTTTGGTGGTTGTTTTACTGGTGTGCTTTGCGAAATTGCAGGTTGCTGGTCTTGAAAACCAAAACCGTCCAGATTCAACATTTTATTAAGCTGTTGATATATAGTACCTTTTTTCTGTTCGTCAGCCATTTTTATAAATTTTTATATTTTTTTATAAATACTGCAGTTTTTCGGAAAAGACACGAAAAACTCATTTAAATATAAATACAATTTAATTTTTCTTTTTCTTATCCAATCCATTAAATAACCAAGAATGTGCGATATATGGATTTAATGGTGATGCGCTGCTTGGTGAAATCATTGGTCTGTTTTTTATGTCTTTCTTTTTTTCGATTTCTTTAATGTCATTTACAGTAACAATTGCATTAAGCATTTTTTCGGTCATGCTTTTACTTTGCTTGTATCTTGCCATATCAAAATTCAAAACATATAAACCAATTGACAATCCCATTATTGAATCATCGTGGAATGAACGTTTATGGTCAGCAACACGGTTTCCGGGAACAGTGACAAAAGTTTTTAGCTCATTTAATAATCTCACAGACCTAATTATCACATCTTCAAGATGAATAGCACGTTGCATCTCAAGTAATACTGAAGCACGGTTATTGCCAATAAAAAATCCGGGAATTAAATCAACAGTAACGACA